GGCGCCCTGGCTATATCCCAATTGGCGGCCAAACATTTGCCGCCTATGACCTATCCATTGACATGCAAGCACAGACAGGCTGACCCATGAAATACACAATCACTAGCGACAAAATTGGCACAGTAGGCGCAGAATTTGTGCCAGGTGCAGGAACCAACATTGAAGCATTGTTGCTTCATGGTTTCATCAAATCTGATGAACCAGCCAGCGACAAGCCAGCCCCAAAATCTGCTAAAACTAAAGCACACACAAAGAAGGATTAAACACCATGGCTACTTCGACTTACCTTTCAAACCCAGGCGTAATGGTCAACAGCGTTTCGTTAACCGACCAATGCACCAGCGCCACCGTTACCAACACTGCCGAAGCATTAGAAGCAACAGCCTTTGGTGGAACCAGCCGTGTGTTTGTTGCTGGTCTCTACAATCAGGAAATCACATTGGACTTGTACATGTCCTATGCGGCCACCGAAACTTACGCAACACTTGCCGCACTGGTTGGCACAACCACCACGGTAAAAGTTTCCAACACCGTTGCAGGCTTGACCACTGCCAGCCCAACAGAACCCAGATTCGAATTAGTAGGCGCTTACCTTGAAGCGTTGCCTGTCATCAACGCAACCATGGGCGAACTAAGCACCATTTCAATTACCTTCAAGGGTGGAACCTTAACCACCGTTGTTGCCTGATTTAACCACCAACAGAAACGGCCCGACATGCAACTAACACTTAAAGTAGACCAGGGTGAAGGCCCTATCGAAGTAAGCACCAACCTTTTTACTATCGTTTCGTGGGAACGCAAATTCAAACGCAAAGCCAGCGACATGGCCAGCGGGATTGGCATTGAAGATTTGGCATACCTTGCACACCAGGCATGCCAGCAACACGGCGTAGTTGTGCCGGTAGTCCTTGATGACTTCATCAAAAAACTTGTGGTGCTTGAAGTTGTTAGCGACGAACCTGACCGCCCTACTTTGCCAGTACCTACCGATACGCACTAGCCCAGGTTTTGGTTGCGACAGGGTACTGGCCACAGCAAGTAGAGTTTGATAACAGCGACCTGGCAACGGTTATTAAGGTCATTAACGAAAGCAGAAAATGACATGGCAACCGATTTGACTTTGCAGGTTACTGGGGTCAAAGAGGCTGTTAAGTATTTGAACCAGGTAGAGCCTGGTTATCGAAAAGCGTATGTGGCGAACATGAAAGAAATCGCCAAACCAATGACTGACGCTATGAAGTCAAACTATGACGATATGCGTTTCCCTAGTGGTACTACACGCAACTGGTCACCCGACGGGCGGCAAGTGTTCCCGTTGTCTGCTTCAAAGGCTGTTCGTGGTGTTGGTGTGCGTGTCAACAACAAAAAGAAGGGCGCCGCCTTTTCTGTCATGCAAAAAAACCCTGCCGCCGCAATCTTTGATATTGCAGGCCGTGCCAATGTCAACCCATTAGCGACAGCGTTTAGCGCCAAATTTGGGCGTTCTGCCAGCCGTGTTATCTGGCCTGTATTCGAAGCAAAAATTGCTGACCTAACAACCGAAGTTCAAAAAGTTGTTGATGGTGTTATGGCTGAAGCAAACAAGAATCTGAAGGTTTTCTAATGGCTATTTCAATTCCCATTATTTCTGATTTCAACAGCAAAGGCATTGACAGCGCCATTAGGGAATTTAAGAAATTAGAAACCGCTGGCGAAAAAGCCCAGTTTGCTATTGGCAAAGCCGCTTTGCCTGCCGCCGCCGCCCTCGGTGGTTTAGCCATTGTTGGCGCTGACGCTGTTAAAGCGTTTATAGAAGACGACAAGGCCGCCCAAACCCTGGCTAAGACATTGCAGAACACAACTGGTGCAACTGACGCACAGGTGGCCAGCGTTGAAAAATTCATTACCAAAACCAGCATTGCCGCCGCTGTCGCTGATGACGAACTACGGCCAGCCTTCGACAAACTTGTCCGTGGCACTGGTGATGTAACCAAAGCACAAGACTTAATGACCCTGGCGCTAGACATTTCAGCCGGTACAGGCAAAGACTTAGGCGCAGTATCTGACGCCCTTAGCAAGGCTTTTAATGGGCAACTAGGGCCACTGAAGAAGTTAGACCCAGCCCTAGCAGGTTTGATTGCAAACGGTGCTAGCACTGATGAAGTTTTTGCCGCCCTGGCTGGCACATTCAAAGGTCAGGCTTCGACTGCCGCCAACACTGCTTCAGGCAAAATGAAATCCTTTGGAATTCAAATGGGCGAATTCAAAGAATCGGTTGGCGCCGCTGTGTTCCCAGTAGTAGAAAAACTGTTGCCAGCCTTGTCTTCTTTTGCAACATGGATTAGTAACAATGTTGGTTTGGTGGTAACCCTGGGCGCTGTCATTGGCGGCATTGCTACCGCCGTGCTTTTAACTAATGGTGCAATTGCCGCATGGAACGCCTTAACCGCTATGACAGCCGCTGTTAACGCTGTACTGGCAACATCATTTAGCGCCTTGTGGGTGGCTACTGGTGTAGGAATTATTCTTGCAATCATTGCGGCCTTAGTTGTTCTACAAGTCAAATTTGACATTTTCGGCAAAGCGGTTGACGGAATCAAAACAGGGTTTAACTTTTTGTGGGGAACTGTCAAAACAGTTTTTAACTGGGTGAAGGACAACTGGCCGTTGTTGTTGGCTGTCCTTACTGGCCCGTTTGGTTTAGCCGTTCTTGCTGTAGTCAAATTTAAAGATGACATAGCCAACTTCTTTGGCATTATTTACAACGGTATAAAAGCCACCATGGGCTTTGTTGCTGATGTAATCACAGCGCCGTTCAAAGCGGCGTTTAAGGCTGTTGCAGGGCTATGGAACAACACGGTAGGCAAACTGTCTTTTAGTGTCCCATCATGGGTTCCTGGTTTGGGTGGCAAGGGATTTGATGTGCCAGACATTCCCATGCTTGCCGAAGGTGGCATAGTCACCAGTCCTACATTGGCAATGATTGGTGAAGGCCGTGGCCCTGAAGCCGTTATACCGTTGTCGAAGTTGGGCAGTATGGGTTTTGGTGGTGGTGGCGGTATCACGGTCAATGTAAACGGCGGCGACCCCAACAGCATTGTTAGAGCACTACAGCAATATGTGCGCCAGTCAGGCCCGATTCCACTTAATGTTCGGACAATGTAACCATGCCGAAAAACAGTTGGATTTTTGACAGCGTAGGAAGGGACATAACAAACAAAGTTTTGTCTATGAATATCAGTCAGGGCCGCACTAAATACCTTGACACCTATTCTGGTGGGTCACTGACTTTTACCATTAACAATTCAAGCAACTTTGCTTCGACTATTGACTACCAAAGCCCAATAGTGCTTAAAAGCAAATCGGACAACAGCGAATTTTACGAATGGTTTTGGGTTCGTGAAATCACATTTCAGGACTATCCAGGTAACACAGGCTTAAACACTGCAACCATCATTTGTTCAGACTGGGTGAACCGTTCAGGTCAAATTAACGCCAATGCCAAAGCAATCGCCGCCGCTACAACCAGTTACGGGTTTTACATTTTTGGTGACGGTTACGGTGGCCCACTGCCTGCTTCAATGAAAGTCGCAATCATTACCAGTAGCACCCAATGTTCAGCAAGTACCTACACAGGTTCAGTGCTGAATTATTACAACTATCTGGTCAACACTGAACGAGGATATTTAGTAAGTCGAATTGACACCCTTTATCCTGTCAGCCGTGACGCCATGCAGTCGTACACGCCAGGCAGTGTTACTTTGGGCCGCACGACTTCAACCACACAAATTGCTTACAGTTCGTTTGAACGCATACAAAACGGCGTGCAATACATCAACACAGCCACAACCAACCCTGCAGGCCTGACAGCCCAAACAGCCACCAACACTGATTCAGTTGCGTCTTATGGTCAGTCTTTTTACAGTTCTTCAACAGTTGACGCTACTGAAACACAGGCACTGGGTAACGCCCAATGGATTTCTAACAATTTTAATGACCCGTATTCGTTGCGGTTCACATGCACTTTTGATGATGTGGCACAAAATGCGACAGCGTTAACTGCTTTCATGCAACAAATCTTTGGTGGTATTAACCGCAGTATTAACTTTAAATATCAGGTGCCTGGCGGTTCTGAAACCACGGTGGCTTGTGTTATTGAAGGGTACTCAATTAACGCTACGCCTGAATCAACACAGTATGTGCTTAATTTGTCGCCGTTGCAGTACTACCAATTTTTCACCCTTGACAGTTCTGTTCTGGGTATCTTAGACACAAGCCGTTTGGGCTGGTAAAGGAAAAACATTATGGCTACACCACCAGTTTTCAGTTCGGGCGCAGTCCTGACAGCGGCACAAATGAACGCTGTTGGCTGTTGGCTTGTTAAGTCACAGACAGTCGGTACTGGCGTTTCGGTTGTTGATGTGACCTCGTGCTTTACAAGTGATTTTGACAATTACAAAATTACTTACACGGGCGGAACGAGTAGCGGTCTCAACAGTATTTCAAGTCAATTTCTAGTCGGTACAACACCCAATGCCACTAACTATTTTGGTGGTTTGGCTTTCTTAAACATTGGTGCTGGCCTATGGCAAGTCGCCGCTAATAACGGTGGTGGTAGTTGGGTGTGTGGTTGGGCCCGTGGCACAGACACTGGTTTTTCGTTTGATTGTCATAACGTTTTTCAAGCAAAACCGACAACCTGTTTTGGTATGTGGGTTCGACTTGATAACGGTCAATGCGGTCAAACCATGATTCAGCACGGCGTTAGCACTTCTTACAACGGAATTAGATTTACGCCAACAGGCGGAACGCTTACAGGCGGAACAATTTCCGTCTACGGATACAGAAGGTAGGAACCATGAACCCTTTAATTCAGATTGACGATGAAATACGGGAAATGACCGACGAAGAATACGCCGAATATCTTAACGACATTGCCAATATGCCACCGACGGAACCGACCGAGCCATGAAAACGCTTGTTGCTGTTGCTGTTTTGGCTGTGGCCCTAATGCTGGTTGTTACTTCATGTAGTGACCGTGTGCGCAACACTTGTGTGGAACAACCCGAAGCGCCCAGGTGTCACCAATGAAACGGTTAACAAACAGCGAAATTAAAGCACGGCTAATTCTGATTGTGGGCATAACGCTGTCACTAACTTTTGTTTTGTCGACTGCTTCACTTATCTACGGACTGCTGTTTGTAGTGCAACCATTAGAAGTATCACCCAATGACGATTCAGCATGGTCTCTTCTTTCACCCATGATGTTGTTTCTAACTGGCGCCCTGTCAGGAATACTTGCCAGCAACGGCCTAAAAGATAAGGACAAAGAACATGACCAGTAGGCCTTATACAGGAAACAAAGACGCCGTACACGCCGCAAAGCGTGAAGGCACCAAAGTGTTTGTGGACTACTGCTGTTACCTATTCGGCGTCACAAATCTGGGCATTTTCAATGACCGAAACATGGTTGGCACAACCCCACCAAAAAAGTCTGTGCATGCCACTTGGCGGGCTGTAGACCTAAAAGGCACCGAAGCCCAAAGAATCAAACTTATTGACTTCCTGTACACGCACCGTGACATTTTGTGCATAGAAGAAATACACGATTACGCAGGCAGTTACAAGAAAAACCCACTGGGCTGGGGCGCTGGCTACCGTTGCGACAGGGACAGTTGGAAGGTGTACGACAAAAACACGATTGGGTCAAAAGGCGCCCAATGGGTACATGTCGAAGTTGCCCCATTGCTGGCCGACCACCCTGATGTTGTGCACCATGCTTTCAAAACTATTATGGGTGCTTGACATAGACCTACCGAATCGGTAGACATACCCCGACCTGACCCCGACTGAAGGACAACAAAATGAATGTGAAGCGTTATTTAGGGCTAGCCCTATTTACCTATTTGGTATGTGCGGCGTTTGCGGTAGTAAACCAAAAGGACACACCGCCCAAAACATACGTGGAAACACCCGTAACAATTACCCTGAGCGACTTGACCCCACAGCAGCTGCAAGAACGGGCCGTAGAGCTGATAACCACGACCAGCACCAGCACCACTACCTCGACACAGCCCACCACAAAAGTGGCTTATGTTGACCCTGCGACAAAATGCCAGGAATGGTTGCCGGTAGCCGTATCGGTTGGGTGGCCCAATGACACCGAAACCTTAGAGAAACTAGGTCGCCTGATCTGGAAGGAAACCAGGTGTATCAACATTGGGTATTTGCACCCCAGTTTTAATGGTTCCGACCACGGTTTGATACAGGCAAATAACGTGCATAAACGTTGGGCAGAAGAACTTTTTAACATGCCGTTTGAAGAATCCATGAGTGACCCAACCCTTAACTTGCGGTTTGGTTTCCTGCTGTATGACGCCACCGCTGAGACAGGCGCTTGCGGTTGGAAGCCTTGGAGAATGTGCTAACACATGTTCAATGTTGACCGCCCCGACTGGCAACAATTAGCGAACTGCAAAGGCATTGACACCAACCTGTTTTTTCCTAGCAACGCCAAAGAATCTGCAGAATCCCGTGCAATTATTAAACCCATATGCGAAGCATGCCCCGTATTCGATAAGTGTTTTGCCTACGCTGTGTCATTCCCCGAAAAGGCTTTGCAAGGCTTTTGGGCTAACACTTCCGAAGGCGACAGGCGCCGAATGCGCTACTCTGCAACACCAATTGGTTATCGTAGAAATATCCCGACAACATGAAAGGCCCGACCATGACCGAACAGCTAGCCGAAATGACAGCGGCAATAGCAAAAGCAGAAATTGCTATGAAAGCCGCCGCCTGGCAACTAGAAAAACAAATGGAAGATATAGCAATGCTTCGAAAAGCCTTATTTGAACTGGCTTATGTCGCCGAAGAAAACGGCATTTACCTGTCAAATCTGACTAAGCAAACACAAGACGCCATTGTGGCTATGCGCCTGGGTGGTTTCAAATGACCTGTGAACTATGCAAAAAAGAATTGACGCCCTTTGACATTCGCATGCAGGACTTGTTGCAAGGCATTTGCTTGAACTGTGGCAAAGCAGGCGACTGGCTACACATGACCCCTGAAGAATCCCGACGCTGTGCAGAACTACACGCCTGGGCAAACATGACCAATGCTGAACGCACGGCCTACGACAGAAACAGGGGCAACTAATGGACTT